GTGGTTTGTATTCCCTTACGTTCTTGTGAACGGAAACGGAGAACAAGCCCGTATTATGAGGGAACCTGTAGCTTCTAATACTGGACAAGGCTGGGTATATACCCTTCAACTTGTAAATCCAGCGGCAGCTACAGTTCTAACTACAGGAGCAGCAGCAGGAGACCTATGGGCTCAGTTATTTGCACCTGTTGGGGTAGACTTCTCTCGTGGAAATGCTTCTAACTGGCAAGCTCCAGGGCTTGTACGTAATAAGCTTACCACAGTACGTAAGTCTTACCACATGTCAGGTAACGCTAAGGATTTTGTAGCTGAGTTCGCCCTCCCTAAAAAAGGTGGTGGCACTACAAAACTTTGGATGGATTATGAAGAGTACCAACACATGCTTGAGTTCAAAGAAGAATGTGAGATGATGTATTGGTACGGTCAACGTACGTATGGAGATGACGGTGTTGTGAATATGCGAGATGAGAATGGACAACCAGTTGTTATTGGTCCAGGTCTTCTTGAGCAAATCATCAACCGTGAGACTTATGCTACTTTAACTGAAAACCAACTTTTGAACATCATTGGTGACTTGTTCTACGGAATGACTGATGCTAATCAAAAGCAAGTTACTCTTTACACTGGTACTGGTGGTATGCGGGAATTTGATGCTGCAATGAAAGCTTACTTTGGTGCAAACCAATGGCAAGCAAGTGCAACTAACCAATTCATCAACGGATCTGGAAGAAATCTTGGACTTACAGGATACTTCAAGCGTTATGAGCACATTGATGGCCATGCTGTTAATGTTGTGAAAATGCCGTTGTTTGATCATGGCCCTGTTGCTCGTGCTCGAGGTCTTCATCCAGTATCTGGATATTCTCTAGAGTCTTATCGAATGGTATTTGTTGACCAGTCTAACTATGACGGTAAAGCAAATCTTAAGATGATCTCTAAGAAAGGTCGTGAACACCTACGATGGTGTGTACCGGGATCTGTTGTGCCTCGAGGATTCGATGCAAACACTTCTCGTGCATCTGATGTAGACGGTGCTTCTGTACACATGTTAAAGACTGGTGCTGTCTGCCTTAGCAGATTTGATACTAGCCTTGACATTGAGTGCGTAGCATCTTAAGTAAACTGTAGATACTAGGGGAGAAGATTCTATCTTTTCCCCTATATTTACACTCTGGGTGAGTTATTCTTTACACCTCAGAACCATTAACTAGAAAGAACTATGAAAACAGACCTAAAAATGGAAACTGCGCCTGAAGCAGCGGCTGAGAAGACAGTCGAAACGCCAACTTCAAAAAAATCTACTTTTACAAAAACATCTGTAGACTTCGGAACTAAAAAAATCTATATCCGAAGAAAAGAAATAGCTAGCCACCTCCCTAAAGAGATTAGAGCAGAAGCTGTAGTTAAACTTTCAAGTGTATTTGTAAACCGTCAGCCTTTAAGAGGTTTTACGGATACAGAAACTGAAATTAAATACCTTTCAACCCTTTTAGATGTAGGACCAGAAGATCGCGAATGGTCAAGATATGTACGAAGGTTTTGGGCTGAACTTAGAATCCCTATAGGATTTGCAGGTATGGAGCTTGAAATAGGAAAAAATCAAGAGGGAGAACCTCTAAATCTAATGGATTTTATAAAGTATAATTTTGCAAAAAGGCATCCCCTTGTAGCGGATAGTATTGAAGAAATGCAGAAAAGCTCTCTTATGAGATTTTATATTCAAGATCCTTCTAAAGACGATAAGACAAAGAATAACGCTGTACAAGTTGCAAAACGTGCAGATAGAGAGTTCATTAAGGCGTCTGATGATTCTGTTAGAATGAAAAATATTCTACGAGTTATAGGCAATGTTAAGGTGGATACTTTGGATTCTGAGCAGATCGAGAATATGCTTTTCGATCTTAAGCAGAAAAGTCCAGCAAAATTCCTTAAATTTGCAACAGATGAAAATCTGGACGTAAGAGCTGAAATAAGCTCATTTATAGAGTCAGGTGTACTGCAGCAAATAGGTAATGCTATTGTAAATGTAGATGAGACTTTAGGGGAAGATATGGACGATACTATTAGAGTACTTAAAAGCCCTAAAAGATCAGGGGTATTGAATACTCTTAGACTCCGACATAAAGAACTTTCAAATTAAGAAAGCGTGAACGTAACTGAAATGCATATCTCCCTGCGCCAAACGGTGGACAGGATTAACTCTCAAAGAGCAGATCAACTGCTCTCTGAAGAGTTGGATCTTGAGCTAAACCGTGCAATGCAAAAGTTTATAAACCAAAGATACGGGAAGAATAATGTGTATCAGGAAGGTTTCGAGGAATCACAAAAGCGTATAGATGAACTTCGTACTTTACTTGTAGAGTATGAAGGGGGTGTAACCTTTAAAGAAATCCTAAAACCGAGTAGCATCTTTGTCGATCAATTTCAATTACCTGCAAATTATATGTACCTGGTAAACCAAAGGTCTAAGATATTTGTAGACAACTGTAGAACAATAAAGTACGATCTTATAGCTAATCAGGATATAAATTATTTTACCTTCACTTTTGATGATTTCATGGTGAATGGTAATGAATTTATAGGCTCTATAAGAATGGAAGACGGTAACGTCCCCTCTATTATCTCCTCTCCAGTTTGGTCTGCAAGTGCAAATCTTTTAAATTCTGGGTATACTCCAGGTGCATACCCACAATATATAAATGAGGTCAGAGCTGACTTACTTAATAACCCTCAGCCTGGATTTGAAATATATTGGGAATCTTATGGTCCATTAAGCATACCTAATACTTTTATTGTAATTGTCGACATTGATGGTACCGGTGGGTTTTTTAACTGGGACGCATCAAATGGTAATGTAACTCCTCTTGTATCTATAGACACTCAAAACAATCCCGTAGCTTCTGCACCCCCTAGATTTGAGGATAGAAGTAACAATCTTGTAAGAGTACCTAGAGGTAATTATACTGAGGATACAGTTTTGAATAAATTTTCTCAACAGGACGATATATTCAGGCTTTTAGATGATCCTTTTAATAGTACTACGCATACTTCTCCACTCACAACTATCCGGGGAAGCTTCATAGACATCTATACTAATGCTATATTTATAACGTCGAGTATAAAAATAACATACCTAAGAAAACCTCAACCTATAAACCTATCTTTGGGGTATAATTGCGAATTACCCGATCATACACATGAAGAGGTAATAGCAATGGCAGCTTCTTCAATTTTAGAAGAATCCTCTGATCCAAGATATAAGACACAGATGGGAGAAGCGATGAACAGAGAATAATTTTTATTTATTAATTTTAAACAATAAGCTATGAAACAGCTATTAATTTCAAACGGAGCCACTGCCGCATATACTGCAGGACTTCTAGCTCCAGGAGCAATTGACGTAGTAGGACTATCCGCAGACGGACCTATAAGTGTTATTCCAGGACAAACTATTTCAGATTTTCCTGCGATTCGTATTATACAAGGTACTGCCTCTGGCCGTGCTAACGTTGTATCCCCTTGGATCGATGGTTCAAGTGTATCACGATGGGTAGGACAATCTTTTGACGCACAACAAGCACAGTCTTCAACTTTAACTTTTGCTACAGCTACAATAGCTGCAGGTCAAGTTAGTTTAAAACTAATAAGTGCTAACGGTGGACAAGCGCAATTTCCAAGAAAAAGCGTTACTATTGAAGTTGGTACAGCACAAGCAGTTGCAGGACTTGGAGGTATTGTTCAAAACCTTATGGTAGCCCTTACGGGACAAACTGCCGCAGTTATTGCTGCTAACCCTGCAACAGACTACGCTATTGTAGGTGCTGATTGGGCGCTTGTACAATATGCTGGCAGTGTAATCACTGTAACAGGTACCACATTTTCTGTTGCAGCAGGAACTTCTCTTTCAAGTTTTAGAACTGCTTCTGAAGGACTAGACGGATCTAATGGTACAACTTTAGTAGTTGCATCAGCAGCTACTCCGGATCTAGGGAATGGCGGTGATGGTAACTTGATCGTAGAACTTGAAGAAAGTCTTCAGGGTATGGGTCGAGGGTATTATGACCGAGTTCAACTTCCAGTTGCACCTCCTTCTTATGCAGTTGCCGC